CCCGCAGGCGGCGGACCAGCGGGCCTGATGTACGACTTGTCAGGCGGGGCCCTCGGTCCCGTGTCAGGTACAGCGACACTGTACGGCGTTTGGATCGGGGATGGTGTGGACTTTACCGCAAACGCCGTCTCCGCGAAAGTCCGCTTTGAGATCGAACCCCTCTAGTAGGTGAACCATGGCATTCTGGGCCGCCGCACTTCCATTTCTTCAAGCCGCAGGACTAGGCGCAGCGGGCGCTCTAGGGGCCAAGGCTATCTCCGGAAAGGACAAAGACGAGGGCGGCGCACGCCCCATCATTCAAGGCGCACCTCCGCCACAGAGACTTGTCAGTGGGAGCGACAAGGACGATGCAGTCAAAGCAGTCTTGATTGAGAATATTAAAAGCGAAAGGGAAGCGAGGCAGGCGCTGCACGACGCAGAAAAGGCGCTCACAAAAGAGACCGTCGCTGACATCGCGGAGACCGCCGAGGCCCAATGAGCCGCCCTAAGTATCTGCGCCTCGTCGATGAGTACGGGGACAGACTTCGGCTAGCTTGCGAGCAAGCGGAGTACGCGCCCGGTCGCCGTGCGGTCGCTGCCATGCTTACCGAGTGGTCAGGCGAGTACGTAACCGAGCACCAAGCGCGGAAGGTTATCAAGGAACTTAACCTGCCCAAGGGAGCACAGACAGGCCGCTCCGACCCCTCGACTCGTATCGAAGACCACAGCCCCAACCCCTTCGAAAGAGAAATCTCCGCCAAGGGCCTGTCGATTAAGACCTTAGACGACCTACTTAAAGTAGCTTGCGTAGATAAAGCAGAGTGGCACGTCACCAGTTGGAAGGCGAACGCTTGGGAGACAGCCCACAAGGTCAAGGACACGATGCGGAAGGTTACCCTGCATCAGGTCAAAGCCAACCTAGAGCGACGTGTCGAAGCCGCGTACCGTCCGGCTGAACCTGCACGGGTGATTCCTAAGATCGATCACCCCGCCCGCAAGTCTAACCTACAGCAAGCCGTGATCGTCCCTGACTTGCAAGCGGGCTTCGCGTGGAAGAATCGGTACACATACCTTGAACCTATGCACGACAGAGCGGCCATGGATGCGGTCCTACGGCTAATCCGCGAGGTTAGCCCCCAGCATGTGATCTTGCTAGGTGATATGGTGGACTTCGCTCCATGGAGTACCCGGTTCCCACGTAAGCCGGAGTACAAACAAACGACGCAGCCTACCATCGACGAACTACACTGGTGGCTCGCAGAGCTTCGCTCGTCGGCCCCCGGTGCGAGGGTGACCTACATGGCTGGGAATCACGAAGAACGTATGTCGAAAGCTATGGTCGAGAAGCTTTCGGAAGCTACGTACTTAGCGCGGGCGGTTGAGGAGTCCCCAGTACTAAGCGTCCAGAACCTACTTCGGTTGGGCGACTTAGACATCGAATACGTCGGCCCTTACGGTGCGGACTGGTGGCTCTGGGACCGAGTCCGCATTACCCACGGTACGAAGGTACGCTCCGGCAGCGGGGCCACAGCGATGGCTATCGCTAAGACGGCACGCTGGTCCGAGGTCTACGGGCACATCCATAAAGTGGAGATGATGCAGAAGACCTTCCATGGTCCCTTTGGTAGAAATGTAATCACGGCCATGAGTCCGGGTTGCCTGTGTCGAGTGGACGGAACTGTTCCCGGAGTTAACTTATCTCCCGACTGGCAACAGGGCTGCGGGATTGCTACATTCGATGAAAAGACCGAACAAGTACATATGCAGGTACTTCCTATATACAATGGCTCGCTTGTTTACGACGGACGTGTTATCGAAGGACAGGACCCTGCCGAGCAGATTGCATTTGAAACAGGCTGGAAGCAGCTTATTGGAGACTAACATGGCTAAGAAAGGTAAGTTTAACATCTTCGCACTCGCTTCTCGCATCCTCCGGGTTGGTCGGGAGATCACTTCCGCCCTCTCCGATGACGGTAAGATTAGTGATCGTGAACGCGATTTGATTATTGCAGTTTTGCTGGAAGAGATTAGTGAGTACCTAGACGAGATCATGGGGTGATGAATGGCCGCTACAGGCAATAACCAGAAAACAGGTGTTACTTACCGCATCTTCCATGACGACGATGCGGAAGCGCAGGACAACGTAGCGGGCGGAAGCTGTTCTCTGTACACGCTCTTTATCGATAACGCTTGGGGTACCCAAGTCTGGTTGAAGCTGTACGATGCCGTTGACCCAGTCTACGGGACGACCGCACCGTCGCACATCTTTCGGGTTCATCCGAACACCCGCGAAGTATTCTCGTGGCCAACCGGGCTTGAGTTTGCCAACGGTCTTAGCTACACAGTAACTACGGTTAACGGAACCCTCTGTCCGGCGTTCCCCGGCACAGCCAACAAGCTGCGCCTTATTACTTCCTGAGGCAAACATGGCTGCTACATCCTTTCCGGTTCTTACTCCACTCGCTGCCATTGAGATTGTCGACACGGCGGTCACCAACACGTCTGTCGATAACGCCTCTGGGTCTAGTGGCACCGTCACGCTGTACTACGTGGAGATCGATAACACCGCGAACACAGCTACGACCTACCTGAAGATGGCACGCGCCGCTTCGGCGACTCCATCTAGTACGTCTCCCGATACGATCATGAGTGTAGCTGGGAATACGAAACAGTACTTTGCTTTTGCGACAGGCATGGATCAAACGTACATCACGTACTGGGCGACCTCTACAGCCGCGAATGGTACGAGTCAGGCGGCCCCGAGCACGGCGATCACCGTCCGGTTCCTGCTCAATAACGCCTAAGCGAGCTTAACCTTTCCGAAGGTCAGCCCTCTTGTGGCTTCGTACTCGCTGTACTCTGGCATTTCGGGCAGCCGGGGGGACACGGGTCCGACTCCCCGCCACACGACTCCGTTGTGTTCGATTCCGTTTCTACGGCTTCGCGTCGCTTCCAGCACAAGCAGTCGACCGCCACTGGAGAAACCGAGGAAGGAGTGTCCGCCTTCCCACTCACCCGCCCACACTTGATACAAATACCACCCATCACCGTGTTCCTCATCTGTGATCCCCAACTCTTCGGCGACCTTCAGCGGACCCCACATATCGTTGCGGTCCCACATCTGCCACCTCTTATAGTAATCGACTGACCACGGCGCGTCAGGGAATACTTGCGAGAGGACCGCCCAAGTGAATGTCGAACAATCTATTTTGCGAGTACCTGTTCGCAGAAGAGAAGGGGGTACGCCACGGACATCAGGCGGAAAATCCACCTGACCTCCGTAGACGTACCCCATCCAGCAGTCTAGGTTATTGCAAATCTGAGTAGTCATGTCCAACTTTAACAACGTCCCATCCAAAGTCTGTGGGGCTATACTCGTCGGCGTCGGGCTCGATTGTACTTTGAATAAATACGCCCGCACCCACAGGCAGAGTTCTCGCAACCCGCATTATCCTAGCTAAAGTGTTTGCATCGTACGCCTTGTCCGGAAGGATGAACAAACTGTCATCTGGGTCGAACAAGACAGCCGCAAGGGCCATAGCCAGTATAACCGTCTCTGCTCCAGACGGAACCAAATCAGCGTTAAAACAAACGCAGACGTCTCCGTCCGGCATGTCGACGATGCGGAGGCGGCGTGTCTTTACAGGCATCCAGCGATAAGCTTTCTTCTCAACGACATCTGCGATACGTCGTCCGAAGGACCGGATGCGATCTTGTACCTGCTTTAGTAGTCCCTGTGCGCTCTTCAGGTCATTCTCGGCGACCTCCTTATCAGCAAGGATGTCCTCGCTGCGGTGGTACTTAAGCACGATGTTCAGTTCCTTAAGCGTAGCTCGGTGTGCTGTGACGGACTTACGTAGCGTCTCCTCCATCTTCAGCAGGCCCTTACGGTACGAACCGTGTTGCGTAACCATCGCGTCCCATCGAGGGTAGTCGAGCTTCACCGGCCAGTCCTCTGACGAGTGTTCAAGTAGGAACCTGTAGAAAGCATCCCCGCTCCCTATCATGGCATCCATGCACTCCTTGATGACGTTCCTGTAGCGGTAGAAGCGTTGCTTGCCGTACTCGTAGTACCGCCCGTCGTTCATCTCTACGGCGACCTCCACGTCCTTAACGAGTTCGCTACTTGCTACCATCTGCGATAGCCGCCGCTTCAGCTTCACGTCCTTGCCGGCCATGTCAACGACTTGGCCGCAAAGGGCCAACTCGATTGCATGCGCCAGCCGGCTCTTACCTGCACCGTTTTTACCTAAGAGTAAAACGTATGCGGATTGAAAGTCCTGCGGCCTCGTTCCCTTTAGATTTGAGCGTACACTCCTAATCATACTTCACCTTCCATGTTGCATTCTTCAAGGTACTTCCTACCAAACTTGCTTGATGTGCGTACGTTTCTCATGGCGATAATCGGGGGCCCGTCAGAGGGCACGGACCACGGGACGATCTTCATCCCATTGTCCAGCACAATCTCCGTGACATCGTACACGGCGCTCCCCGCAAGACGGCTCCAACGCCGACGCTGCTTCACCTTGATAATCTTCGCACCGATAACTCTCTCTGTATTCATACTTCCCTCCAGTTGTTGCCGATGTCGGCTTCTGCTGTGAATGTGACGGGTAGACCATCCACCCGCCTTGTTAGTACTTCTGTAATCACCTTGGCCGCGTCATCGGCTTGAGACTCGGGGACTGCAAAGACCACGGCGTCATGAAGCTGATTGACAAGACCAAGCTTGTTCTTAAAGTCGAAAGGTAGATGCTCCTCTACCAGTTCGATCATCGACAGGCCCACCACGGCGAAGCCGCCAGCCTGTACGCCAAAGTTAAGAATGGCGTTGTAGTCCTCTTGAGCGAAGTAACGGCGTCGCCCAAGGACGACCTCCTCTACGTAATGATTCACACGACATGACTGTAGTGTGTCCTTCCACCAACGCTTGAACTCCGGGGCCTTCGTCTTCCACTTGCGATGCAAGGCGCGAATCTGACGTAGGTTGTAGTGGGCATACAGAAGCTTACCCTCCTCGTCCTCACCACGGCTGATGATCTCGAACACCTTAGGGGCGGCGGCACCGTAGAGTGACGCAAAGCAGATGGTCTTAGCTAGATTCCTAAGCTGCTTGAACTGCCCGGTGCCCTTACCCATCTTAGTGTCCGGGGCCCCTTGCTGTTGCCAGAACTTCTCCCCAAACATCAACTCCCCGGTAAGGTTATGTGGATCGATCTCTCGCTTCTCAAAGGCGTCAAGGTAGTGCGTCGCCCCAGCCAAGGCGGACGCAAAACGGAGTTCCAACTGATCATAGTCTGCACCGACGAAGACACAGCCCGGAGGAGGGACGAAGATATTGCGTAGCTTGTACGGGATGTTTTGGAAGTTAGGGTTACTCGAACTGAGTCGTCCGGTAACTGTTCCATGTGAATTGTAGTCCGGGTAGACATAGCCGTCCTTTACCAGACCAGCGTCCGGGGCCAACTTAAGTAGGTAGGTAGATAGAAGTTTCTTGCTTCTGCGATAAAACCGAAGTGCGTTTATGAATTCTCGTTGCTCGTCATCCAGCCACGCACTGGCCGAGAGTGAGCGCAATACGGCGGCTCCGACGGATTCGTCCCCGCTAGCGGTACGTTCCTGTACCGGTAAGTTCCAGTGTCCGAATAGCAGATCACGAACCTGTGCGTTAGAGTTGGGGTTCATTCCGGGACGGTGTTTGTGTATTACTTCGATCCACTTGTTAGCTGCTTCTTCCTGCTGTGCTTGATGCTGTCGGCGTGCCTCTTCGTCCACTCGCATACCTAAGCGACGCATGCCAACGCAGATGTCCTGAAGCTTAGCGTCAGTCTTATACAGGTGACGTTGCTTCCTCTGGCGAGCCTGACGCTCCAAGGGCTGTACGATACGCGCGGTGACGGCAACGTCAGTCGCACAGTACTCGAACAACTCTTCATCCGTCCGGGCCGTAACACCGGTATGGTCTGCCTTCCATGCAGGGACATCCGTCTCAACGGAGCCTACGAACCCAAGGCTGTGCCGGTACTCGGAAGCCGCAAGCTTATGTAAGATTAGAGTATCCAGAAGCGGGTACGGCGTTACACCTAGATGCGACTCGACTACCATCCTGTCAAAGTAACCGGCGTTGTGCCCCACCTTCTGGAAGCGCTCCTCGGCGAAGACGTCATGAAGAATCTGCTTAACTTCATACTCGTCCTCTTCCGAGTAGAATCGCACCAGCCCGTCGATGCTAACGAAGGGCACGATGTGTACCTCGTCCTCGGTACCGATACCGATACACCGAAGGTCAGCGTTAAGCGCGTCAATGCCATCGGTCTCAACGTCGTACGTAATGCGGTACGATTTCTCGTCCAGTAGACGTAGGAAGAACCCGGCCAACTCCTTGGGCGTTGGAGTAAACACGACCTTAGGTTCTTCCCAAGTAAGTTCATCTCGCGAATGGCGTACGGCCTTCGCGATGTCGCTAGCTAAGACTGGAAGCAGTTTCATCTGCTTAGCCACTACGTGGGGCGCGTAAGTAGGAAGCACCTTCTGCTTACCTACGAAGGTCGGTCCGCCCCGCACTGCCTCCAGCGATACGTTACCGCGCATCACAGCCTTAACGGCGTGACTTCCAAGCGGGACCACCGTCTTATATTCCTTGAGGTGGTCGCGCAAATGTTCAGCGCACGCTGCGACTGGGGACAGGAGCGGTGCCTCCCCGTTCGACTTACGCTTACGGTTCATGCGACGCACCTGCGCGAGGAACGTCTTAGGGTCGTCACCGGGCCAACGGCATCCGATAACGTGACCCCATGATATGGAGTGCCGGTCTAAGCCTGCATTCTTAAATAGCTTTAAGAGTGTAGCTCCGGCGCTGTCGGTCAGTGGGCGGCCAAGCTCTGCGTCTAGCTTGGACGGTCCCTCCCCTAAGACAAGGATGTCCGCCCCTTGGTTTGTTTCAAACTCGACGGGGCTCCAGCACCCCGCATCTTCCCAGTGCTTTTTAAGTGGGCACTGCTCACACTTGGCTTTATCGAACGCCATCTGCCCCCCTAAAAGGAGGTGCCTTACGGGAAGGCCATCACCCCTTCCCTACTCGACACGGGTAAAACACTCAACAACAAAACCCCACGCCAAGATTAAGACACCCCCTTGAAGTAACTGAGGGGCGCTTCACGGGGTAACCAGTCCCTACTGCGTGTTAGCCAAGGAGATGAAGAGGCTACACGTAGATTGAAGCGCCCCAGAACATTACACGTTGATGAAGTCGCCCAGAGCATCGTCGCTCGAAGCAGGGCCATTGCTGGTCCGCATCGCTGACTTAGCCTGAGCCGGGGTCAACCACTTACGGGTTGGCCAACCGCCTTCCTCAACTGCTGGAGCAAAGTAACAATACCCAGTGAGTCCGAGCAAAGACTCCTCCAACGTCTTCTTGATGTCATCCATGCTCGAACTCGCGCTACCAAACGTGGCACGGATCTCCGCAGGGCTCAATCCCATAGAGGTAAAGAACCTCATCCAAACGCCCTTGACCTTATCGTCAGCACTCTTGGGGATGTTGATGCCATCCTTGATGACGCACCCTTCCGCATCACCGTCAATGACGGTAGCGTGAAGGCTGACCCGGTTGTTGCCAGACTGAGTCGTATACGTATCAATCGCAGTAAGCTTGACGTGGTACACGCCTTCGCCTGCTGGTGGCTGGGTGAAAGAAGTCGTCGTACTAAAATCAAAATTAAACATTGTTCATTACCTCACATCGAATCAATAAAGTTTTGCAGCATGTTGCTGCTGTGTTTACGTAAAGACGCACGGTCAAGCGCGTCCATGAAGATCCAGCGTACAAACTCTGGACTCCCCTCCGTCGCATCCATCAGTTCCTTCTGATGCTCGACGAAGACCTTCTTAACTGCCCCCGGCTTACCGTCCAGTGCAGGAGCCAAGGCTAGGCTCAGTTTCGCTACATGTTCTTCAAAGTATGCTAGTTCTTCAGGGCGTGGTAAGTCGTACCCTGCGCTAAGAAGGACATCACGTAGGTTCATCGGGAACCTCTCCGGCGTGATGGCCAACCGATCGCCTGTAATATAATCCGAATCCGGTCCCGTCTGAAGGACGTGGGGCCAGCCCTTGGCCTTCTTATCGTAGACCACGCGAGCGCAAATATCCCACATGGCCGGAAGCTTCTCTGGAAGCTGCCACCCCGGCACCATCGGACATCCCTTCACCCAACGCTTCTGGCCGTCCTGTCCGACTTCCTTAGGTGCCTGCTCGTGCATCGTTACGAAGACGTGGCAGTCAGCATTCCGAGCCGCCTCGATGAAATCGTACACCCGCTTGTTGAAGTTATCAAACGCTCCCCAACCAGCGACGGCCTTCTTGCACTTAGCTAGTTCCCAATCAAGAATGATGCTGAAGTCATCTACGATAATCGCGGGGTAATCTTTGGCGTGCTGCCTGATGATCTTTGTGATCTCAGGCAGGCCGACCTTACCTCCAGCTTCAACGGACTTGGGCTCACGGGACAACCATCCCTTACAGAGCAACGCGCCTCTCGGTGCGATGAACAGTCCATTCGGAAACGACCTAATCATTGCGAGTGTCTTACCACTCTTCGCAGGACCGTAGATCCCGCCAAACACATACTTACTCATTTCATTCCTCCCCACTGACAACTCGATAAAAACTTACATGGGCCGAAGTTCCAACAGGCTCCCCCGTGAAACGCACCCGGCCACTCCATTGCTTCTCTGTCTGAATACTTGTGGACCATCTGTTCTGCATGCAGGATGGTCGACTTAAAATTCGCTACGGCGTACGGAGCAGGCTCAACGGGCACACGAGTAAACATCGGTGCCTTACCTGACTTCGGCCACTCAATGACATTGAGCAGCACGCCTCCCCATTTCTCCTTATACTTAGCTTGTCCGATCATTTGGTAACCGACCATCTGGCCGCTGATCGAGTACTGGCCTAACGACCTACCCGACCAACGGCCAGCGGATTTGTGATCTACGTAATATATCTTACCAGATATTGGGTGCTCCCAGATAGCATCGACCCGCTGTGTATACAGGACAGATTCATTACGTTCCTCATCAAAGACGTGGACCATGAGTTCATGTTCCACGGCCTTGGTAATCCAGTTCTCCGAGTTCCAATGAAGCTGGTAAGCGGCCAACACTTCTAGGATCTCGTCTACATACTTAAGCCACGCAGCCCGGACCCCACCGGGCTGCCTCTCAGCTAACTCGACTACGGCTTCAGCCGGAGTAAGTAGCTGGTCTTCCTTGCCCTTCCACTCATCCATCTGGAGAGCGTAGTGATGGGCAATACCTACGTGGATCATCGATCCTTTGACCAACGCTTCAGCCGGGGCCATAGTCGAAGCGGGCGTATCTGCTAAGTACTTGAGTGCATATAAGCGCGGGCACTTCAGTACAGTCTGTAACCGGTGCCATCCCTTGCGAGATGGGCCCGGATCGATGAGATGTTTCATGCTTCCGGGACTTCGTTTAGGTTGTGGAACAAGATGTTGCCGTTACTCTCCGGGCCGGTAGCGAACGGTAGTTGTGTATGGTACGACTTGTCTACCATCCTGAGCAACACGGGTAGCGGTAGCTTCGACAGAAGGGAGATGGCACAGACCACCTCAACAATCTGCTCAACTACATAATGCGAGTTCTCCCCCTCGCAGTGCTTACTTACTGCTTTGGCCAACGCTAACTTAAAATCCAAACTTGTTTCTTTATCCAAGACTCACCTCCAAAATTGAATTGATTAACTCTTCCTCATCATCGACCCCCGCTAAGGTATCAGCCAAACCTTCGGCCTCCTCATCGAGAGTGATGTCTGCAACATCCTCCAGCTTATCCAGCAAGAGGTCTGCTACATGCTCATCAACGGTACCTTCCGCGATGAGATACGTAATCAGAACCGGGCGGTCTGATCCGTGTCTACTAAATCTCCCTTCCGCTTGGGTTACTTGCCCCGGTGTCCATGG